AAAGCGAAGGTGTCACATACTTTGTGGCAATTGATACTAAGTCGACTTACAAAAAAGGAAATGAATAATGGCTGATAATCAGACACAAAACCCAGAACAAAAACAAGAACCGGTACAAATTTCGTTGCAGGATATTGCTACGATTGTACAGATGATTGATGTAACCTCACGCCGTGGTGCTTTTGAAGGACAAGAGCTGGCTGGCATTGGTATTCTACGTAATAAACTTGAAATGTTTCTTCGCCAGAATGCTCCAAAAGGTGAAGAGCCTCCTCAAGGTTCAATGCCCAACCCAGACGCTCCTGCTGCAGTACCAGGCGATGCTCCCCTAGCTGATAAGGTGAGCTAAGGAGGAAAACGAATGCGGGCTCTCGTTATAAAACAAACCCGCACCTTATTTTATATTATGATGGAGACATTATGTCTATTGATGCAAAAGCAAATGAAGTATTGTGGGTTGAAAAGTATCGCCCGCAAGTAATTAACGACACTATCCTACCTGAAAAAACCAAAGCAATGTTTAAAAAGTTTGTCGCTGATGATAGCGTACCAAACTTATTGTTGTCTGGTGGTCCTGGTGTAGGTAAAACAACCATCGCAAAAGCTATGCTTGAAGAGATGGGTTGTGACTATATTGTAAAGAATGGTTCATTGAACGTAAACATTGATACCCTTCGCTATGATATCTCAACATATGCCTCGGCTGTATCCCTTAGTGGTGGTCGTAAATATGTTATCTTTGATGAAGCTGATTACCTAAATGCTGCAAATGTTCAACCAGCTTTACGTAATTTCATCGAGGAATATTCCTCTAACTGTGGATTTATATTCACATGTAACTTTAAAAACCGTATCATTGCACCTCTCCGCTCTCGTTTGAGTGAGGTTGATTTTACTATTGAAACCAATGATCGTCCACAGCTTGCTATGCAGTTTATGAAACGAGTAGAAGCAATTCTTGAAACAGAAAATGTTCCATATGATAAAGCTGTAGTTGCAAAAGTAATTCAAAAACATTTTCCTGACTTCCGTCGTGTATTGACTGAGCTACAATCCTACGCAGCATCTGGTCGTATTGATGAAGGTATTTTTGTTAACCTTAAGCAAGAGTCTATGGATGAGTTGTTTAAAATGCTCAAGTCTAAAGCTTTTACTGATATGCGCAAATGGGTTGCAAAGAACTCAGACCAAGATATGAATGAGATGTTTCGTCGCATTTATGACATGGCATCAGATAAAGTTGAAATGAAAAGCATGCCTGGTTTTGTAGTAACATTGGCTGACTATATGTATAAAGCAAACTTTGTCGCTGACCTTGAAGTTAACATGGTAGCTTTCCTTACAGAAGTTATGATGGAAGCTGAATACAAATGAGCGAATGGATTAAAAAACTCGTAAGTATGCACACATGTTTTAATTGTGAAAAGCTTATGAGTAAAAAAGAAATATATAGTGTAGATATCGACACAGCTGAAGGTCCTCTTAATTTTAAGATGTGCCAAACCTGTGCTGATGATTTTGATGATATGTTAAAAGAGTTGGAGGAAGCCCTTGCCGAAAGAGATCAGTCCCTTTGATTTTATGAACGCCGTGTCTTTCTCTAAGGAAGACCTTATTGGTAATCATGATAATCCAGAAATTGCAGAAAAAGAGTACACACCTTATATGGTTAACCGCGGGTTTACTAATTTCGAGGATACTATTCTTCATGCAAATGAAATGAATATGCGAGCACACTTATTCTATGATGCTCAATTTCAATACTACCGTGGTGCATTACGTAAACGCAAACGGTTTTCCAAATGGCCTAAGGCTGATAAAAGTAAAGACCTCGATGCTATCCAAGAAGTTTACCAATGTAATCGTACCATTGCCAAACTATACTTGAAAGCTTTGAGTAAAGATGACCTAAGACTAATACATAATAAGCTAACTACTGGTGGAGTTTCAAAATAAAATAAATATTATCTGATGGTCAAGGTGGGCATCGTGATAATAATTAATAATAATAAGGTGCTATCGTTATGCAAAATGAAGACATTTTTAAAGGTGTCGGTATAGAGATTTCGCTTCCCTCCCCAGATAGTTTTTTAAAGGTAAAAGAAACACTTACACGTATCGGCATTTCCTCTCGTAAAGAGAAAAAGCTTTATCAAACGTGTCATATTTTACATAAGCAAGGTCGGTATTCGATCTTACATTTTAAAGAGCTTTTTATTTTAGACGGGAAGAAGAATACTTTTACTGACGAAGATGAAGCTAGAAGAAATACAATTGTGAATTTATTAGAGGAATGGGATTTAATTTCAATAGTCGCTCCGCAGGAATCAGAAACACTTGCTGCTCCTATTAATCAAATTAAAATTCTTTCTCATAAAGAAAAATCAAATTGGATACTTGAAGCAAAATATAATATTGGAAAGAAGTAAATTATGAAAGTATATAGAATGAAAGACGGTGCGTCACTGCCTGCTTATGCTACACAAGGCTCTGCTGCTTTTGATTTAACCGCATGTGTAGAACACGGCCAAAGAATTACAGCATATAATTCTTGGAATAAAAAAGTTGAAATCGCTGTTAAGGGTGTTGGTACTGCTAGAAATGCATTCCAATTGGCACCAGGTATGAGAGCACTTGTACCTACAGGATTAATTTTTGATATTCCGGACGGGCATGTTATGAAAATGTTCATTCGTTCAGGAACTGCTCTAAAAAGAGGGTTGACATTAACGAATAGTGTTGGTATAATTGATTCAGATTATATGGACGAAGTCTTTATGATGCTTAGTAATATTACAGATAGTTTAGCAGTTATTGAACATGGAGATCGACTTGTACAGTGTATGATTGAAAAAACACTTCGCAGTCAGCCCAAGCTTAAAATTGCTGAAACAGAAGAAAAACCAGAAAAAAAACTTGACCGAGACGGTGGTTTTGGGAGTACTGGTTAATAAATAGTAGGTGAGTTCGCTTCGGGTTCTCACCTATTAAATCTTGCTTATATAAAGGAGATAGCAAAATGAATACACGTAGACTAGACACAACTCTGCTTAACGATCCATTCTTCATCGGCTTTGACCGTATGGTAGATAGGATGAAAACAGCAACGCCAGGTCAAGGCAACTACCCTCCATACAACATTGTTAAAACAGGTGAAGATAGCTATGAACTACAATTAGCTATTGCTGGTTTTAAGTATGAAGATTTAGAAATCATGTTGAAAGATGGTGAGCTTAGTATCCAAGGCAAACATCCCGCTCCAAGTGAAGTTGATTATATCCACAAAGGTATTTCAACACGAGGTTTTGAGCGTAGATTTACTTTAATGGATTCAATCGTCGTTAATGGTGCTGATCTTTCAGACGGAATTTTGACAGTTAAATTAGAAAATGTAATTCCTGAAGAAAAGAAACCACGTAAGATTGAAATCAATACTGGTAATCCTGAATTACTAAACGGTTAATTGTATTAACACTGGGAGGGTTTAGGCCCTCCCTTTATGTGACAATTTGACCTATTTACTTTTATGCAATTAGTGATATATTAATAGTATACCTAATAAATAATTACACACCCACACGGAGAATTACTATGGATAATAAGCCAAAGCCCATTGGTTGGGCAACAACTATTACTGAAATCATTAACATTCCTAAAGATATGTGGGATAGTGTAATGACAGTAGAAAAATCCCCACTACGAAACTTAGACCCTATGGTAGGACACATGATCTTTCAGTGCCTATTCTTTATTTGGTCTGGCATCTTTGCACTTATGGTAGGAAGCTATCTTGCTTTCGGTATTAGTGCTGCATTCCACTTATTGCTTATTAGTGGTATTACAATTACAGTTGTGACATTTCGTCAAGCTGAAAATAATCCTGAGTCATTAAATAATATTTTGAAAGCAGGACGTAAGTATGATGGTCGCGCCAACGGCGGCGAGCATGAGTAAAATCCAAGAAAAAATTACTGCTGTTATGGATGAAATCCAAGCACTTATGGAATCCCATCCACGAGCTCACCTTGAACCAGACACTAAGATCCATGAACTAATGGGTCGAGCTGGTATGTACTTTGCACATATGGACGATGAAAATAGAGACTATTATCAATTTGTTCAAATGGCTATTGAAGAAGAGAAGGAATGGAACTTATGAGTGAACAAACATACTATTGCACAACTAAAGGACTTGGTTGGGCTATGTTAATTATTGTGCTTATGCTAACTGCTTTGCCTGCGTTGATGACATTAGCTATGGTTGGCGTTGAAGACTATGCACGTTATTGTAATATGGCAATTCATTTGCCTTGCTTTGGAATTGGAAATTGATAATGAGTACTAGTAAAGAAAGGCGCATTCCTTTAGAGGAGCATGAATTTGCTGGATGGGGGAGCTAATGCATATCATTAGAAAAAAAGACGGCGAAATTATTGCTATAGCATCACGTTTAGAAGATGCTATAGGTATAGCGGACGCCGCCCGAGTTGACAAAGAAGACTAT